TTTTGTCTGTAAGTAGTCATGTCTGATGTTAAAGTATTATCTGATAAAGCAAGATAGTCTGTTTCTCTTAAAAGACGATCTCTTTTCATTCTTACACCAGCAATAGCTCTATCAAAAGCACCATTAGCCCAGGCCGCTTCTTCGGCGTCCCTTGCGGCTTCTTCCTCAGCAGTGAATTGGATTCTTACTCCATCTACTAATTTAAATCTTGGCATTGTTGTTTTCTCCTGTTTTTCTTCTATTTATAATTATTTTAAGACATTCCATATAATACAATTTTGCCAGAATCTATATTACCTGAAGTCATTTTAAATCTAACCCTAGTTATTGCTGTGGGTGTGTTTATATAACCTGCAACCTGAGAGTCTTGTGCACCAGATCCACCATAACCATTACCACTTGATCTTGCGAGAAATTGTGTCACAAAGGTACCATTACTAGGATCAAAAAGTTTTAAATATCCATTCGTACTTTCATCATTCGCATTTCCTGTATCATAATTTAATTTTACAAAATCTGTTCCTTGTGCTTGATCTCTATTTGTTATATAACCAAAATTGGTCGAATCACTTTCGTTGTGTCTAGCTGCGTAAAAGGTGCTTGTGATTGTTTGATTATAGTTAGTATTTGTTCCTGTATCAAATTGGCATGAAAGAATTGTATCATCAGTTGCTGGATGGATATTGAT